TTCCCATTCGCTGTTGATAACCTCCGCATACGTGGTGTAGCCCAGCGCCAAACCGGTGTAGTTAAAATTGCCGTGGACATTCGGCCCGATTTTGACCCGGCCCGCTCCGCCCGCGATCTGCAGCCCATCGCCGCAACTCGAAGACCCCACGCCACCGGAGCAAGTCGGAACGCTGGTGATGTGCCGCAGCGTGATTCCCGAGATCTCGAAGCCGTTGAGACCGCTTCCGCTGACCGACAAAACAGGCACTCCGGCCGTCGCGCACTGGATAGAAGTCGAATATTCGTTCAAGCCGCGGATGCGCACGCCGGTGACAGTCAAGGTCAGACTGCACCCGGTATTCGATCCCGAGAACCATATTTCCTCGCCCGAAACGGCGTTGGTCAAAATGGTTTGAATGGCGCTCGAAATAGAGCCTGCGGGCACGTACACCACCACCGAGGGCAATCCGCTTCCGCTACTGAGCGCAGCGCAACCGGTCGCGTTGCCGCTGGGCAAAACGCCTGTCGGTGCGTAACCGGTGGAACACAAACTGGGAGTGGTTGCGAGAGCCGTGGCTGTAGCCGCGTTGCCGGTGGTGTTTTGATTCAGCGTAGAAACGAAATTCGCCGGGATGGTGTTGCCAGCGTTGTAAGTCGTCCCATAAGCCGAGGAGCCGGTGTAGTTCGGAATGCCCGCGCCGCCCGAGGGCCAGGTCATGCTGCCGCTGCTGCTCCCAGAGTTGCAGGTCCAGACTCCGTTCACGTAGAAGGCAAAGGCTCCGGTCCCGCCTCCCGCGCAAGGGGAAGACCCGTAGGTCGCATCGTACACATACACGAAATTCGCCAGACCAGTAAAGCCGGCCAGACTGGCAAAGCTGATCGAGCCGGAAAAAAGGCCATCTTCAAACTTGTAGGTTCCGAGGAAATTCGCCTGCGTGTTTACCGGCTGATTGACGGTTTGCGACTGCACTGGATTGTCGAAAAACGGAATAAAGCCCGGCGCGGGAGGGCTGACGCTGGCTGGCTGCGCGTTGCCGAGATTGAAGATCGCACCCGCCGTCGGCTGGGCGCAGGTAAAGCCCACCGTCGCCGCCGCGGAACAGATGAAGTAAGTCTGCGCTTCAGTGATGGGAGAATTTTCGCTGGCCATCACCGAGACCGACCATTGGGTTGAGACCACGTTGCCGCAGGTGATCAGATCGTTCGGCACCACCGTTCCCGAGGCTAGGCCGGCTGAATTGGCGACAATATCAAAAGATCGTTTGACGATGACCGAGCCGCCAACCCCAGTGACCACGCCCGACGTGGCTGTCCCATACGACTCGGAAAGTGCGGAATCAGTCCAGCCGAGCGCTCCGGTCGACACACTGGTCAGAACGAAAGTTCCGTTGTATTGGGCGACGCCGGTCGAGGCGACGGTGACGGATTGACCCACATAGAAGCCGGCGGAACTGGTGACGGTCGCGGTGACGAGGGTGTTGTAGATGAACCCGTTCTGCACCGTGAGAATCGCGGTGCCGGCGTTCGAGACGGGAATGTTCGCGCCGCAGTTCTGCAGCGTGAAGTGCATGTAGGTTTTGCCGCCGACTGGGCTCGCGGAACCGTCGGTCAGGGCGGAGGAGACGGCGACGGTCTGGGCAAAGAGACCGTCCGGCGCGCACAGCAAGATCACGCAGGCGAGGAGAGGCCAGAAGAGACGAGAGAGTGTGTGTTGAAAACGCATGAGGTTAGGCACCGTAAAACGCATTCGCCAGTCCCAATTGAGAGCCGCCGGCGACGGGACGCGTGATCGGGGCCAGGGGATTCTTCGGGAGAAGGGGGTTCTGCGGCGGTTGTGTCGGCGGCGTCGGAGTTGCCGGCAAGGTTGGTGCTGCAGGAGTTCCGGAACTTCCGGGCTGGTTCGTGCCACCGTAAGGCGAAGTCGCGCCTACCTGGCCCGGAGCCATTGATTGAGTCAGGGGAGCCGCGGCCGGCGAGCTGCCGATGGTGGACGGCCAGGGAAAATTCTTTGGAGCTAAGCCCGAGCCCATCTAGGAAACCTCCGAGTTTGCAAAGATCGCGCACACGACCAGCAGGGCGGCAAAGGCCAGCCGGCAGAGTAGCGGGGAAGAGAACAGCGTTCGCATGAAGAGTTAGGCTGGCTGCAGTTCTTGCTCTCTTGCTGCCATTTCCGGCGCGGCATTCTTCGAGATGGGTTGGCCTTCCTTGAGGACAGACTTCTTCATGGCCGGGGTGATGTCGATGGAGTGAACGGTCGGCCCCGTCGTCATACGGTCGCGAGCGTCCATCGCCTTCATCGCTGAATCAAACATTGGAGAGACGGCCCCGTGCGTGTCACTTCCGACCCAGTAGCTTTTACCGTCGCTGCGAATATGTAGCGGCCCCTCAACCTGCGGTTCACCCTTCAGCGTCGTTGCTCCGGCTTTAGCGCCCCACTTCTTTGCGTACTTGTTGAGGAAGTTGGGAATCGCGCGATCATAGAGCGCCTTAGCCCAGTCGCCACCGGTCTTCAGATCAAGCCCCGATAGCGACTGCCATTGTCTGCGTCCGCTCTCCGTGCGCTCGACCTGAGCGGCAAGAAGTTTTTGCGCGGCATCCTTGCCGATGTAGTCCGGGAGTTCGCTAGGGTCCATCTGCTTTTCAAGCACAGCGTTCCCGTTCTTATCGAAGGCGAAGAGTCTGCCATCGCTGCTAACTGATGGCGGGAGATGGTGCCATTCCAGTTTGTCGATATTCTTGCTGAGGTCGTAGCGTTCTGCTTGCTGCTGCCCCGTGGTCCAGGACATGCGGTCATAGTCGTTTTCTGCTGCGTAGCGCAGCATCCGTTTCATTGCGAGTTCGTGCCAATCCGACTTGAAGGGCGCATCGGGAACCCTCTGACCGCCCGCAGTGGACTGCGGGTTCTCTCGAAGTCGGCGGGCTGCCTCTGCAATAGCCGCCTGCGGCGTTGCCGCCACGGTGTCGTAGACGTTTGTGATAAATTTCCCGTCCTTGTCCGTCACTTCGAAATAGCCACCTTTGTTTTCCGCATTGGTGGGTGTTTGCGTCGATTTGTAGCCGTCCCTCTTGCCCTTCTGGTGCCAGTCGCTCTGCACTTCTTCGAGGAAGAGATTGCGCTTGCCGTCGACATCGACGCGATCATCGAAGCGCGTATGGGCGAGGACGTTGGGCTCGTCGAAGTGCGAAGACTTAAACGAAGGGGATTCATTCCCGGCCTTGCGCATCGCTTGTTGCGCGTCCAGGAATTTCACTTCCACATCTCCCGGAACTGCCAGGCCCGCACCCAAAAAGCTTTCGCGCAACCGTTCCGCATTCGCGAACTGGTTGCGGAGTTCCGGAGAGGCCCCCTCTTCGGGCAACTTCATCAGCATTTCGGAATAGTTAGACTTGTCGCCTGGGAGCGTGTATTGCTCGTACTTGACGGGCTTCTCTTGCAGCGTAGCCTTCTGCATATCGAGGTCCGAGATGCGCTTCCCCAACTCGTCAAATTGTTGGAACCGTGCGAGACGTTCCGGACTCACGATGCCGCGCTGAACAGCTTCAGCCTTCGCCTCGTCGCTTGAGCGCAACCACTGGCCGATAGTGGGTTGGTCCTGCGCGCCATCCCAATCGAATCTTCCATTTCGCTGGTCGAAGCCATATCGCAGTTCTTCCCACATCCGATTCTGCGCGGCATAGGCCGAATCGCGTTGCTTCTGCAATTGCTCGCGCTGCGTGCCCCGCGTGCTCTCTTGCAATTGAATCTGGTTATCGTTGACGAACTGCTGCAGATCGGCCTTCGAGACTTTCGGCTTTCCCTTTAGGTAATCGTCCAGTCCCATCCATCCGATTTCGTTTTCCTTCACTCCGTTGTTGCGCAGCGTGGCGAGAATCTGATCTCCGGAGCCGGAGCCGCCGACTTTCTCGTTTACTACCTGCGCAGCCTTGGAGTAGAACGTGGGCGCGTTCGGGGTTTCGCTCTCCGGCTGGATCTTCTGCCAGATCGCCTGCAGGTGCGGACGGATGCGCTCTCCCATTTCGTTTACCATTTGCTGCGACCAAGCGCCGAATTCGCGCAATCCAGCTTCCAAGTGATAAGTTCCCAGCTTGGCGGCGTCAGCGAGCATTGTTGGATCGAGGCCCGCGTTTGTGCGGAAGAGTTTGTCGCTCAGATTCTGCCGCGCCTGCTGCGCTTCCTGTGGGCTGACCAGTCGATTGCGCTGCCCGTAGGTCGTCGAAGATTCCGGGCCGCCGAAGTGCCTCCTTCGGCGCAGAGGCCGACTGAGCCCCCTCGCCTTCGGTTGGAGTCGCAGCCGCTTTCATCTTCATCTGTCGCGCCTTCTCCGCCTGAGCAACAGATTTCTTCAGCATCTGGGTTAGATCGACCGTGTCGGGAGTCGGAGCTTCAGCCGGAGATGCGCTCGCAGCAGGATCTTGTGGCGCGGCAGACTTCTTCAGAGGCAGTATTTCGCCAGCCGGGGTCGCCGTGCCCCGCGTCGTCGGTTTTACCGGGATACCGTTCTTTTTCGTCATCACATGAGCGCGCTCAAACGGCCCTAAGGCAGTTCCTTTCGAGGGAGCGTCGGCGAAGGCTTGCGCCGCGTCTGGCGTCACGGGAGCGAAAGTGCGGGGCACGCCGTCGTTTCTTATGGTGGTGTGTTCCAGCGTTGCGGGATCGTATTTGTAGCCCAGGAGTGCTCTGGAATCGACCGGCGTGAAACCTTCCGGCAAGGGATGGGCAATTTGGTCCTGCAAGTTGGTGAGCGGAGCCTTGGGCTTCTGGGTCGACGGTCCTACTGCGTCCGCGAGCTGTTGCTGAAGATTCGTCTGCGGGCGCTGATTCTTGAGCGGGACGCCTTCCTGCAGGGGCTTGCCACCGAGAGCGTCGTTTATCTGTTGCTGCAGATTGACGAGTGCGCCTTGGGTTGTCGGAGGGGCGACGGGTTGTGGTGCTTCTGGAGCCGGACGAACTGGGCGGAAGCCGCGGATTGGAATCTGTCCCAGTCCCTCGCTGGGATCGACTGCTGGTTGCGCGCCACTGGCGAGAGCTTGCGCCTGTAAAACCTCGGGCGCTGGAGTTTCCGGCAATTTAGCGCCGGGAAATACTGGCTGACGGAAGCCGCGGATCGGAATCTGATTCAGGCCGGCGCTGGGATCGACTGCCGGTTGTGCGCCGGTCGAGAGAGCGTTCCCCTGCAGAAGTTCGGGTGCGGGTGTTTCGGGCAGCGTAGCTCCAGGGAGAACTGGGGTCTCTGGAGGCGTTGCTAATCTTTTCGCGATCGACTTTCCTAACACACGTCCGAGAGCGCCACCAGCCAACCCTAGGCCAACCGGCTCTCCAACTAAATGTCCCGCATAGCCACCAACCCCAGAACCGACCGCTGTGGCGATATTTTCCGGCGTCGCTGCGTCTTTGAGAACTTGCCCGGTAGCTTTCGCGGCCTGCACAACTTTCGACGGTGCGGCCTTGACCAGCGATGCGCCTTTTTCGATGGCTGCTTGTCCGGGATCGCTGGCGAGTGCGAGTTGGGCGATGACTCCGGTGAGTCCACCGAGAGCTCCGCGGTAGTTCTTCGCGCTGACATCTTGTCCCGCAGTCTCGACCGGTGGGCCGATGACAGGAGTGGCCTGCAGATTAGCGTGCGCCAATCCGTATCCGGCCTTAGCGACATTCGGAAGGACAGGCTGACCGGCCGCGATGTTTTGGCCTGCGTCGTAGGCTTCCTGCGCACCTTCCTTGACGCCCTTTACCGCGGTTTTCCCGTAGTTCCAGAGCATCTTCCCGGCAGTTACCGCAGGACCGCCGATGATTTCAGCAGTACTCGGTTGCGCGGCTTTCAGTTCATCCATCGATGTCGGCAGGCCCAGCGATTGACCGAGCCGCTTAAAGTATCCGGGAGGCTGCGGAGCGGCCGAAGCGGGCGCAGTCGACGAGATTGCTCCCGCCTGCTTCGCCAGCGTATCGTAGTCCGGCATCGATGAGATCGCGCCAGCCTGTTTCGCCAGCGCGTCGTAATCGACGGTTTGTGTCTGCGGACTCATTGAATGTTCGCGAGCCTCTTGAAGTTGTCGGCTGACTTTTGGTCCGGGAAGGTATGAATGTGTCCACGAGGATCAGTGACTTGCACTCCGCCGCCGCCGCCGTTCGCTTTCTGCTGGAGTTTCTGCAGCGTCTGTTGCGCTTGCGGACTAACGAGACTGATGGGCTTTCCCATGCCGACCGGAGCTGGCTGCTGATAGGCCGATTCCATCTCGCCCATCTTTCCGTTCAGCAATCCGACCGTGGAGCCGATGTTGTGTTGGATCTGATCCGCGCCGAGTGCGTGATTGAAGTGCGCGCCCACGCGAGCCAGTTCGCCTTCGGTCGCCGTGCCCTTGAAGGTCTTCGAGACTTCGCCATCTACCGCGTCGGCGATATTGTTGAATGTAGTCACCGCCGTGTCGCCGGTTTGAACCTTGAAGAAATTCGCGACCCGATTGAGAGCAGGAACGTCGGTATTTTTCAGGGCATCGGCCGCGTCCTGCAGCATTCCCAGATGGGCGATCGCGGTGTTAAACGACATCGCCTGCTTGCCGATCGAGCCGCCCGCGGAGTAATCCAGGGCGACTTTGTGTCGCGCGTCGTAGTTGGGTGCGTCGAACGAAGGATCGATCGAACTCAGAGTCGAAAGCGTCGCGCCGTAATTCTTGGCCCGTGGCGAAGGCATCTGTCCGTGATAGGTCAGCAGTGCGCGGACGTAGGCTTGTTCCTGTGGGTTCAGGTTAGAAGAAGCAAGCCGCTGCTCGACGTCCGGAGCAAGCGCGAGCTGCGAGGCTGCGGCAGCCACTTCTTGTGAAGCGGGCTGTGATCCACTCTTCGCAGCCGCGGGAGAAGTAGCCGGTACAATCGTGGACGTTCGCGGTCGCGCGGGAGCTGCTTGCGGAGTTCCGCCTTGCTGGACAAGTGGACCGCCTGGAGCGCCCTGCACGAAGTTCCCCGGCCGAACCTTTTGCGCGGTGCGCCCTGTGGTGGTGTTTCCCATCAAATCGGTGGTCGAAGATTCGCTGCTCACCGTTGGCGCGAACTTCGCCAGCGCATTCTGCAGCGCGATCGCATTTCCTAACGTGGCGCGTTTGCCGATCATCGCTTGCGGCAAATTGTTTTCTTGCGCATATTCCGGAGTGACGACGAAGCCTTCTGCGCTGTTCGGGATTAGCCCCGGTCCGCCCTCGGCTCCCGTATCAAATAATCCAACGTTGGGAATGGCCATATAACGCTTGTTCACGCCCGCGACCGCCAGTTTGCTGGCCGCTCCGGTCTGAGCAACGCTCTCTTTCGCCCCGGCTCCAATCTGTGCGCTGCCGATCTTCGCTCCCGCATTGATCATCGACGGGAAGATGTATCTCGCCATGCCGAGCGGCATCGGCCCGTAAGGCGTAGGCACCATCGAGGACTGCGCTTGCGTCAAGGCTGTCTGGGCCTGCTGCTGCCGTAGCTGTTGCTGCTGCTCGGCTTCCTGGAAGGGAATCTCTCGCGCGGCATTTGCGCCTTGTGCGGCATTGCCATAACCCCATCCTGCCGCAGCCCCACGAGCAGCCGCTCCGAGAATAGAAACCAGCTTTCCGAGCTTGGTTTGCGCCGGGTTGACTGGCGCGGGAAGTCCGGTTGTCGGATCGGTGAGCGTCGAAGTAAAACTGGGCTTGAAAAATGTTGGGATCGGCGGAGTTGGAGGCGTGACCGTCGAAACGGGATTGTTCGGAGCCTGACCAGGCGCGGCGATACCTCCGGAAACATCCGACGTCGACGGAGCCACCGCTCCCTGCTGCTGTTTTGCGAAGGCCAGCGCGCGAGCCGCGTCGCTGGGGAAGAAAGCGACCCGCGGCTTCACGACAGGCTGGCCCGTCATCGGATCGATGGTCTGATCCTGCGAGACTAATCCCGGATTGGTGAGGTCAAGTGCCATAAATCACTACTGTCCGTAAAACGCTGGATTGCCGCCGCCCGGAGCTGGTGCGCCCGGTGGAGTAAAAGTTGATGGCTGAAAGAATCGTGGATCCACCGGAGTGGCCGCGGGAGCCTGCATTGCGCCGCCAGGTCCGCCAGATCGCGGCGGCGGTTGCTGCGCGCCCTTACCGAAGGCCGTGCCTGCGCCTTGCGCTGAGCCCTGCACGAGACTCTGCAGAAGCGACGGAGAGCCGTCTGCCCCTTGCCCTTGATTGCTGAAGACTCCGCCCAATGCTCCGCCCATGGTTAACCTTCTTTTCCTTTTTCCGACTGTGCTTTTTCCGACTGTCCTTTTTCGGATTGTCCCAGCACGTATCCCACGATGCCGCTCAAGATGGTCCCGGTGACGTTGTCTGCCAGCCGTCCCGCCAAAGCTAAAACTACGGTTGCCGCAATCACGCCCATCACGGCGACAGTTCTAAAAAATGCCGCGCTCAGCAGGATGCCGCGAATACTCTCTTGCTGCTGAGAAGCTGCTTTCCAGAACGCCGCCCACATGAAAACCAAGCCGGCAGTAGCTAGTGCGGAAAGGCCGAGAATGTAAAGTGGGTCAACTTCAGGCACTGACTAGAACGGGATCTTGCTTGCCGCGCCCGACACAGCGCCGCCCAGCACGCCCATCCAGGGGTTGTACGCGGGCTGCAACGGATTCACTCCGACACCACTGGCCGAAGTCGAGCCGCCGTAGAACGCTGCGGGATTGGTGGTCTGCGCCACGCCCATCATGCCCTGCGCGCCCGCCTGTTTTGCCTGTTGCTGCGCGAACATGTTGCCCGTCAGAGTGGAATCGAAGTTTTTCGCCTGCGCTTCGTTGATATCCGCCATGCCTGCGGCTTTCGAGCCCGAGGGCAGCGCGCCCATCGTCGACTCCTGCCGCAGATACGCTGCTTTGGCCGGAGCGTAGGCTTGCGCGTTGGTGCCCGAGCTGAAGTCGGTCAGGTTGTTGTAGAAGGGCAGCCCGTTGGCTTCCTCGCCGGCGTAGAACGGAGTAGCCGTCCCAACGGCAGAATTAAAGGCCGTCTGCGCCGTCTGCGCTTCGTTGCCTTCGTTGGTGGCGTTCTGCAGTACCTGCCCCTGGGCGGCTTTCTGCTGCGAGCTGGCCCCACCGCCGGCAAGTTCGACCGGGCCGTCGTAGTCGTAGCCTTCCCAGTCGAGCAGTTTTCCGCTGGCGATATCGAAGACGGCTTTGGTTGTGATCTTCATGGGATTTTTCTCAGCGGAGGATTTTCTAACGAACGGTAATGGCCCAGCGGTTCGCCGGCTTCATGTTCAAGGCCGCCAGCGATTCTTTCTGCTGCGGACACTTCTGTTCGGGCGCTTCGTCGGGGTTGATGTAAACCAGCGCTTCATAGCCGCGCGCTCCGTTGTCGGCGAGATACGCATTCGCCCGCAGGTAGAGCCCGACCATCGCCTTGCGATCGAGCGATCGGCAGAGCACAATATCCGGACGCATCACAAAGCCCAGCGCCCCGTGCACACTCACCGGTTTTTCTTTGTCATCCACGTCGACCGAAAGCCAGACCCGCGCATAGTCGGCGAAGTTCGGTATCTCCGCTAGTTCCTTTTGCGCGAACTCAATGGCCTTGTGGTGCAACACCGGGTCCTTCGGCATGACATAGCCGGCGGTCCGATCAAAATCGAGTGGGAGAATTCTGCGCATCAGTGTACGTACTGGGTTTCCCCGTTGAATCTGATCAGGCTGCGATTCGCTCCGCCGGCCGCTTCCGCGTCGTAGCCTGGTGGCACGGTGGGAACGGTTGTCGAAGCTGTCTGCGTCGACGGCGTGCCCTGCTTCACCACTTTCGCGCTCTCGCGTCCGAGCGTGGTAAAGGCCGAGACCATGATGTTGGACGCGGTCGGACTGGATCCGGAGCTGAGTGGGACAAAGATCTGCCGCGTGCCCTTGTCGCGGATCTGCGCGGCGAGGTTCGATTCATTGTTCACGTAGACGCGCCAGCCGGCGATGTTGTCATGCGTTGTCGGCAGCTTCCAGCTCACCTGGACGCCGCCAGCCGCGGACTGCACTTGGATATCGCGCGGAGGCATCGCATTCTGGGGCGTGCCCCGCTGGCGGATCTGCGCCGCGATGTTGTACTTCTCGACAGCGCGCAGGCTGTAGTTCGATCCGGCGACGGATTGGATGAAGGACTTCATGCGGGCCGTCCGTTAAAGAAAACATCGACCAGCTTGGCGAATGATTCGCCGTCGTAAGGCTTGGCGAGCCGAATCTCGAGTACGTCGGTGTCAGGCGGAACTTTCACCGCGATCGACTCGCCGTGAATCAACTTTGTGGCATGCTCCGTGTCGATTTGGAGGCGCGTGCGAACCATATTTCAGCCGGTCGCTAATTGCTCTATGGAAGCGCAGGTTTCAGCACTCCGGTCGCCTTCAAGTTCCCGCGTTCGGGCGATGGCAGCAGAAATATCGCGCTTCAGTAAATTCTTGATCGCCTTTAACTGCGGACTCGCGGGCGGAAAGGCGGCATCGATCACCGTCAATACTTGTCCTGCGAGCTTTCGGAAAACGAGAACATGGGAACAGCGATGCGGACTGTAAGGCTCGCCCTCATTTCCCTCCCACGAATCAGCGCCCTGCTCGAAGGCTTTTCTTACAACGTCGTATCGCCCGCAACCTTCACAGCAATGTGGGCCGTAAAACGTGCTCTCGTAATCGTTGAGTTGCTTGCGCAATGTTGAGTAATCTGGCTTTTGCGACTGAACTGGAACTTCCTTCTTCATGGCTGTTCTCCTTGACTCGACTGGACTGCAAAAAAAATCTACTTTCCCCGGCTGACTCCCGCCAGCGGACTCACCAGCCACACTCGGCCGTAGGTTTCGAGCGGAATGTGCGGCGGAGAATTCAATCCTACGCTGCCATCTGCCGGATGCGAGGTCAGCTGCAGCAACAGGTAGGCGTGAATCATCTCGGGCGAATCTTTGATGGGAACCGTCCAGTGCGCGGCGTTTTCATCGCCCTGCACTTCCGCCGGCGTGTCCGCGCATAAGGCTTGCATTTGAGAGGGATCGAAGGCTGTCGTCAGATCGCGGGTGACAAAGAACTCGGCACTCCGGTCGCCGTACCATTCCAAATATTTGATTGCGGTGCGCTCCGGGCCGACGTAGATCAACGCCAAGGCTTGGCCGGTGAAGTTCGAGCCGTTGTCGGAGCTGCCGTCATACAGTTCGTAGAGATTGCCATTCGAGGCACCGGCGAGGACCTGCAGCTGCCAGTTCTGATCACGCACCAGCGCGAAGGTCGGCGCCGGCGCCGTACTCAGCACCGATTGGTAGGCTTCGAGGTAGCCTTGCCCGTAAGGGCTCTGCTGATCGCGCAGGTTGAAGTCGTGAATGATGGTGAGCGGATTTCCGTTCACATCGCGAGCGTGAATGCGCAGCACATCGATGCGCTCCGCCGGCTTGCGGATATAAATGACTTCCACTTCGGCGAGGTACGCGCTTCCGATTTGGCTGAGCAGCGCGGCTTCGTACTCGTCGGAGATGGGGATCGGCCCCGAGGCCGCGGTCGTCATCAGTCCGCCCATCTGCAGATAGCCGCCGCCCGATACAGTCGCCAGCTGCTTGTCTCCGGTGACCCAGAAAGGCATGTTCTGCCAGCCTTTCGTCCAGGCATATTGTCCCGCGCAGCCCACATTCCACGGTCCCTGCCAGCTGGTCTCGCCGGCGAGCTCCATCAAGGCGCCGCAGTCTTCGCGGGTGTAAACCCAACTCTCGCCCTGGTAGCCTTGCCCGGACATAATCGGCGCACCGGTGGGGAAAGTTTCGATGTCGGCCGGATCCCAGCACTGTTCCGCGAGGCCCACAAACACGCCTTCGCGCATATCGAGCGCGGATCCGGAACGGTAAATGGTCGGCTGACCAGAAAATGCTCCGCAGCAGTGATCCGATTCGACCCAGGCGGCAAAGAATGTTCCCGACACCGGCGGATTCTGCGCCGCGCCACCGGCCAACAAAGAAAGCTGGTAGTTGTAGTCGAGCGTGCCGGGCGGAGGATAGTTGCGCGAAGGAAGTTCCGAGTTTCCGTCGATCATCGATTGCGTGACGGTCAGGGTGGTTTGCGCGTTGGCTGCGCTGATCCAGTTGCCGTTGCTGTCGATGACGGCATAGGGAATTTCCGCACCGTCGGAGGTGCGTCCGATCAGCAAACCCCACTCCGTATCCGAGAAGACGGGGAGTCCCGTAAGGTTGAATGCGGCTGCGGCCGCGTTGGCGATGCGCGAGCCGATGGCTACACGGTTGCCCACGTGCGTGGTGGTCAGGTTGTAGATCGAGGCATAAAACTGATAGCCCGGCTGGGTTCCGCCGATGGTCGAGGCGGCGATCAGTGCGGTCGATGCGGAATTCGCATACGGCAGTAGGATCTCGCCGGCATTGTTCTGATCGAGCCCCTGCGGGCATAAAGTCGGGAACCCTGGAGCAGGGAAGGTATAGCTGGTGGTTCCATTCGGAATGGTCAAAAGCAGGTTGACCGCGCACGCGCCTGTGTAGTCGGTGGCGTCGGAGACCTGGAAGCTGAAATGGTTGGCATCGATGAGCGTGACCGCAAACGGACCTTCGGAAGACCAGTTAACGTGTGGATTTCCCGCCGCAATTTGCAAGGCGATCACGTTTCCCGTGATCAATCCATGGGCCGTCGAGGTGACGGTCACGGTGGTGCCTGTACCCGAGAGCGTGGCTGAACTAAGCGAACGCACCAGCACAAAGTCCGCGCCAGGATAGCCCGAAGGCTGAAGACTGAGCAATCCCACGGCGGTCGCGACCGTGGAGCTGGGCAAACTCGTAATCGCCAAGGTTTCGTTGGCGGAGCCGCTGACCGGATAAGCGCTCCCGCTGAGCGGCGCGGGCGATGGTGCTAAAAGATTTTGGGCGGTATCGAAAAAAGCCAAGTAGAGATAACCGGGGAGACTGACCCAGGTAGAGCTGCTTTGGGAGGTGATCGCCAGCGCGACCGCGTTGGCCTGGGCCACAGTGGGCGCTTCAAAGCCGGTGGCCACACGGATCGCGTTCAGTTGCGCCGCGGTCAGCGTCGGCAGACCGATGTCCCGCCAGTAGAATCCGTCGAACCACTTCGCATCCGTGCCATTGAATGCGTGTAAGTGCCCGTTGGTGTAGAAATACGACCATCTGGCGCCGGAGGCGATCGCCGTACCTTTCACCGTGGGCGCGGTGATGGTCAGCGTCGAGGGATCGAGGACGTAAGGAGTTTTGTTCTGCCAGAAGACGATGAGCGGCTTGTAGGTCGGGCCTGGTCCGACGACGGGAGTGATGGAGTAGATCGGGACACTCGCCTGCAGGCCTGCGACATATTGCGAGTAGCCATCGCGCAGACGGAAGCTGCCATCCTGCTGCGGCCAAAGGTCGCGCACGTAGAGGTAGCGCCCCGGCGGCATGTTGATGGGGTTCGAGCGGGAGTCCACTCCGCCGGCGGGATAAGTGTCGATCGGTTTCAGCATTTGAAAAGGGAAGGGAAGAGAAGAAAGCTTGTTCTAGCGCGTGCTCTGCACCGCATCGTCGGACGAGTGCGAGCGGAACTCGTTCACGAATCCATCGGCAAACTGCCGGTAGAGCTTGGCGCGCTCGATGCCGCGGCCGTACTCCTGCATGGCGGCTTCGTACTTTTCGGCGAACTCTTCCCCTTCGAAGGAGAGAATTTGGCATTCGAGTTTCTTGATCAAACTCGGCTGCATCCACGCCGGCAGCAAGGGGATCACTTGGGGCGCATCGTCGGCGGTGTAATTCGGGACCGCCCAGTAGGCGAGCGTGGCCACATAGGGCGCGTCCGGGATGGGATCAAACCAGAGCGTGGTGGTTGCGCCCGGATTCAGGAAGTAGCGGCAGGGTGTGTTCGGGGGGAAGCTCGACTGCAGCGCGATGATCTGGTCCTGCGCGTCCGCGTCGAAGACTGGTTCCGGCCCGATCCAGGCATTGTTCTGCCAGGGATTGGGCGGAGGCGGCGAGGGCGGCGTGCCGGGATAAAAAAGTTTCAATCCGTTCTTTGCCACCTGCTGCAGATCGGCGGCGTTGAATCCGGTAACGCTCGTCAGATCGTACTGCGGCTGGTTCGCGGTGAGGGTGAACTTCGAGACCTTGCGCCTCCACCACCAGCGGGACTCTAAACACAACTCTTGCAAGGCGACAAACAGTTCGGCGTCCAAGTCGAGCGAGTCGCCTCTCTGTTCGCAGCGCCGGTTCGCGGCCTGCTTAACCTGCTCCCAGCTGAATCCGCCTATGCCGGGCATGGTTCCGCCTGAATCTGCTCTGCTTGCATCGGAGCCTGAATCATTTCGGAGTTAACAACGGGAGCCATCGCGGCGCGCTCGGCGATCTGTTCTTTGTAGCTGGCGCGGCAGTCGAGGTAATCGTCGAGGTTGTAGCCATAGTCGCCCATGTGGCGCGGGCGCACGGTGGTGTCAACATAGATCGGAATGTCGAGTTCCATGCACTTGAAGCAGAAGGAAATGTCTTCGCCGAATTCGCCCAGGCCATCGGGCTGCTTCAGGAATTCAAACCACCAGAAGTCGGAACTGACTTTGGCCTGCTTCTGCCGGCCGCTTTGCAGCTTGTCGAGCGCGGCGCCGGCCAGGCCGTAGAATTTCTGCTCATAGCGGCAGTTGATGTAATACTCGGCCACGCGCTGCAGGCAGCTCTTGGAAATCAGCATCGCTCCCGTGCCCGCGCCGAAATACTTTCCCCCGATGAGTCCTTCCTTCGACCATTCGAGACACGTGCAGAAAACTCTCTGCTCGGGATCGTAGACGCGGAAGTTCGGCATGGGCGGATCCACGCGCACGGTGCAGGCTGCGGCCACTACGTCTTTCTTGTGAGCCAGCATCTTGGCCAGGCCGTCTTCCGGCATGACAATGTCGTCGTCGATGAACAGGACGTGATCCCACGGCTTCATGCTTTTCAAAAGCAGCGAGATGCAATAGTTGCGCGACCAGTGCACGACCGATTGGCGAATGGTGGGCTCCATATAGGCGCGGCAGACGTTTTGACTTGCGCGGAGCATGCGGTTCAGCCCTTCCCAGGCTTGCGGGGCGGGAAGGCGATAACTCGGCATGAGAATGGCGACGGTGGGGAGTTTCTCTTGCGTCTCTTCCTGTGGCGGCGCGTCTCCAGCGAACACGGCTTCGCGCAATCCGGTCACGCGGCGGAAGGCTTCGCGGCCTTCGGAACTTTTCAAAATGCGGGAAAGGCGTTTCTCCGCGTCCAGCACGTCGAGGCGGTTCAGCCCCGAGGGGCTCTCGCTCTTCAGTTTGTCGAGCAGGCGAACCGAATCGTTCACATCGAGATTTTCAGGACGCAGCGTCATTGGAGATTGGAACCCTTAACTCCCTCGACCATCTTGGTGTCGACTCCGCGAAGGTCCATCAAGGAATAGCCGTCCTCGAATGCCTTCGCCGGCGAGAACGATTGGTAGCCGTCTTCGTAGATCACGAAGTAGCCGCCCACCACCGGCTTGTGCTTGTGCATGTAATCGCCGGAGACTTCAAACGGTGCATACGCTTGATTGGCGGGCGTGATGACTGCGCCCAGCTTCGGCCCGTGCTCGCGCTCCCATTTACAGCGCTCACAAAAGCCGCAGGCGGAGCCGAGCATGATCGAGCCCCTGCAGGTCGAGCCCGTCCAGGTCGGCAATTTTTCCATATCGATCGCGGCGATCTTCACCGCCCGCACTTCCTTGTGACACTGGTAGCGCGGCAGTTCGTTTTTCTTGTTAACTGGCATGTCCCTCCAGTACTGGCCTGAGGTAGTTGGTTCCCCAGTTGTTGGCTTTCTCGATTTCGGAAGTCGTGAGCGGCTCTGTCCGTCGCGTTCTGCGCTTCAACTCCCGCGCTTCCTCGTCCGGGTCGCGGTTGAATTCGTTCCAGATGTCTTGCCGCAGTTCGTCTTTGGCGTGGACGACGTTTTCCGAGTCGCGCGAGCTGTAGCGCTCGGGCTCGACCATGTAGCCGTCCCAGATTTTCTTGTCGGAGGCGTCGGTCACCTTCACGCCCTGAAACACTTCAGGCTTGCAGGTAGGGCAGACTTCCTCGAGCAGACTCATGTCGGAGCCATAGCGCGCGCAGGTTCGCAACGCGCCGGCTCCGCACCCGCGACAAAGGGACACTTAGGAGCGCGCCTCGACGAGTTTCGTCTTGCCGCGTCCCTGGACTTCGGCCAGCAGAGCGTTCGATTCCCGAATTTGTTTGTTCAGGTTCTCGAGTTCGCTGTTAGCCAGGTCCTTCTGCTGATCCTGGGTGAGATAAATCTTCTGCCACGATTTGTGGCCTTCCTCGCCCCAGGCGATGGTCATATCGTTCTTGGTCTCGACCAAAAACTGAATCTGGGGATCTTCGGTGGTCAGCTGCTGGTTGGAAAAGTAAACGCGGACGGTTGGTTCTAACGTCTGCGCGCCGGTGCGGGGATCGGTGATCCCGTAGCCTGCCCGCAGGATTACCTGAGGCGACCAGCCGCGGCGTTCGCGCCAGTTCTGCAGGTGCGAGCCGCCCAGGTGGAAGTAAGTTTTCTCCTGGACCTTGTGGCTGCCGGGAAGCTTGTCGCACTTCCACTCGCCATATTGAATCTCTTTCTTGCAGACCAGGCAGGTCGCTTTCCAGTTTTCTTGTGCTACGTGCATGAATATTCTCCTACGTGGATAAAAATGCCGTGACGTGCGGGGCCTTGGAGCACCCCGCACGCCACAGTGCAAGTTATTGAAACGCGGTCCAGTTAGTGAATCGCGCGTGACGGGCAGGGTGGCGAATTCTCCATCCCGCTTGGGTGTAGACCAGATCCTTGATCAGCTTCGGATTGGTCGTGTCGTAGTTGGTGATCAGCTGCGTGTCGTTCGAGATGCCGTTGTCCGACAACGGGCAGAACTCGATGGACGGCAGATCGATCGCCAGCGCCTCGTAGCTGTAGTTGGTCGAAGCGTTGAAGTCGCCCATGTTGAAGTTGTTCGCGATCAGGAACGTACCGTTCGAGGTCACAAACTTCTTCAGGCTTACGCCGAATAGGTCGATGTCAGGCTTGACCAGCTGCTTGTTGGCCGCGTAGTAGTCGAGCGCGGTCTTCACCAGCGGGGAGGCGATCAGCAGTTTCTGGGGCGAGCCGTAGCGGAAGGTAAACTCGTTCGCCTGCAGGAACGACTGATAGGTCACGGTCCCGCCCATGTCGGTGACGAAGGGCGAGATTACCGAGCGCACGCCCATGGAGCTCAGGCGCGTGGAGGTTCCGTTGACCGTCTGCGAGTACACGCCGAAGATGCCGACGTCCTCGATCTCGAGCTTGGCGCGGCGCATGGCGAGCATTTGCAATCGGGCTCGTTCATTGCGGTCGTAGTAGGTCCGGGTCGAAGCGCCCATGCGCGTGATCTGCACCGGCTGCTCAAAGATCTGGCAGGCGGAGGTTTTCAGCGTGACATAGGGCGAACGCGGAGTCTGGATGGCTCCGCCTTCGGTGGCGGCCGTGCCGATAATGCGCAGCGACTGGGTGGCCCCAACCGTGCCCGACGTGGTAGCCGCGAAGCCGCGGGTCACGGTGATGGTGCCGGCGACGGCGCCAATCTGGTAGGCAGTGGTTGAAGGCGTGCCCGCGCCGATGGTGACCGCGGTGATCAGCACCACTTCTTCGATGCCGGTGCCGATGTCGCCCGAGCTTGGGACCTGGACCATATCGTTGACGCCGAAGATGGTGACGTCCTGCACGGGAATTGCGGTGGCTACCGAGCTAAGCGCCGTGGTTCCGTTCGACACGGTGCCGAGCATGGGTAGATCCTGATCTTCAGGCCATTCAAAGATCGGGTTATAAACGGTTTTCTTCCGTTTGGAGTTGTTGGTGAGGACGTAGAGCGGAGTGCGGTCGGGTTCGAGCAGCAGCATGTCGATCGCCACGTCTCGCACCAGAGTACCTTCGGTCTGGTAGTCCTGAAAGCTGCGAATGTTTTGTTCAGCCATCGGTTAGTTCCTCTGCCTTGGCCTGAAAGGACGAAGGGACGAATTACCGGCTAGTTGCCCCGCGGAAGGGATCGGAGTTGGTGTTCTGCTCCTGGATCTGTTGCCGCAAAGCGTCTCGTACCGGATCAGTGTCTTCTTCCTGCCCAAACTGTCGGCTGGTTTGCCCGGCTCCTAAAGCGCGCCCGGTGGCGCGACGTTGCTGCTGATTGCGTTCCTGCTGCCGTCCTACGCTCACCGCCTTGGCTACTGCCTGCGGGGCGACTCTCTGTCCGCTCGCCACTTGCGCGACCATGGTGTAAGCCTCGCGAATGAAGCCTCGCGAAGCCATTTCACCCAAAGCGCCTTTGGCCAGTCCCAGCTTTTGCTCCGCCTTCACTGTCAGCCCGGCGAACTCTTTCGAGCCGTAGGCGGGCAGATTCTGGTAGAGCGGCTGATTCTGGTTTCCTGGATCGCGGGCGCCGGCAACTTCTTCCCAGGCTCCGCGCGCTGTGTTGACCTGACTCCAGCCCTGGTAGGCTCCCAGCAGTCCGGGGGCGACTGCCTCCATGACTTGGGGGAGAACTTCAGGCAGGGAAGTGAGGATGAGGTCGATCGCACCTTTTGCCAAGGTGGATCCAACCTGCCCCGCGTTGCGCACTAAAGCGACGGCGGACTGTACTTCCGTTCGCGCTTCGGGGCTCAACTTGGGATCAGCCAGCATCGCTTCCAGCTTTTTGACGTCGGTGTTGACGCCAAACGCGGCAAGCAGATTCCGGCCCAACTCCTCGGTGGCTTGAGGATCCATTTTCTGGGCGAGCGCGTCGATCCGTTGGTGGTACTCGGCTCTCGGATCGGCGATGGCAGCTGCAGCCTCGGCCGTGGCTTCTACCGTCTCTTGGGGCGTGGTTTCCTCAAGAGTCGCATTGTCCACTTCCTGCCGCATCTGCTCGACATAGATGTCGGTGTTGAGTTTGTCCTTCAGCAAGCGCTGAAGGGTGGGATCGGCGGAAATCTTTTGCCAGTCGTAGCCGCGCTTCTCCGCGTACTCCTGCAAGACTTCGGTGGGAAACTCCTTCGCCTGCTCCGTGGGGAGCCAGTTGTCGTCAGTTTCCTCGCCCTGGGCTTCCAGTTCTTCGGCGGGTAATTCGTCTACGTTCTCGTCGGTGGTTTCGGCTTCGACTTGCTCTGCTCCGGCTTCGACAGGAATTTCTTCCGTCTCAGCGCCGTCAGGTGCCGGGGTTTCGCGCGGCTGGAGCGAGGGTAAGGATTCAGCTTCAACTCCGAGAAAATTACTGAACTCGCTCGCGCCCGGAGTGGTTGCCGGAGCGCTTTCCGGGGTGGTTACCGGTGCGGTTTCAACTGCCATGGTGGTCTCCTAACTTGCGTTGTCTAACTTGCTTTGCAAAATGCCGGAGTGTGGTTCTCCGGCGAAAACTTGGGTGTATAGCGGAATGTTGTACAAATGCTGTACAGCAAAACTGATTAATCTAGGCCAGTTCTGCGTCGGGGCCGTCGTCGGACATGGGCTCACTCTTGCCGGTCGCAGACTTGTTGCCCCATTTCTTCTTGTCCGCGGCCGAGTCGGTGGCCTTCGGTGATTCTTTGTGGAAGTGCTGGCGCAGTATCTCCGTGACATGCTTGCCCGCTTCTTCCGGTGTGGGGTGGGTGTGGGTCTCTTCGCTCGAGTCCGACAGCCAGGGGCCTTTGTTCTTGCCCTCGGTGGATTTCTTGCTCAAGCGCAGGACTGCGCTGCCGTCGGTAGCTGGCTCGATGTGAATGTGCCGCAACTCGCCTTTTTTCATCGTGCTTTTTGCTGTTGCCATAAAATCAATTCCTCTTTTCGTTTTTCTGAAACTCGAAACTCTATTTGTCGGCGAAGCGTTGCAGCTCATTGAGCAACGTCGCGTAGACTTCGGCCTTCGCGGCCTGGTCGCAGGCGGCTTCGGTCTGCCGCGGCAACGTTCTCAAGGATTCGGCGGCCATGCGTTCATAGTGCTGGCGTTGGTGGCCGGCGAATTTCGCGAGCGCGGTGCGCACTGAAGAGGGCAGGGCAAGGAAATTTGCCAGTGTTTGGCGCTCAATGTCGCTGAGATCGGACCCGTTGCCATTCACTTACGCGGTCACGGTCTCCGCTTGCTCTACCGGGGTTCCGTGGGACGACCCTTCTTCGTCGGTGGCGTCCGGATTCGAGAGCAGGTTACTGGCGTGGTCGGAAGCTTGGCTGAGCCGCTTGATGGTGTTCAGTTGTCCCTGTTCCGCCAGATCTTGCGACGGTGGCAAACCTAGTTCCTGCAGCAGCGCGTTCATTGCGCCAGGCACATCCTCAATTTTTCCGGTCAGGCTCACGTTCACTTTCACCGGCGGCGGCGGAGGCGTGGTTCTTTCCGGCGCCAGGAAGTCTTCCGGCTGGTCGATGCCTTTGATGGTCTTCAGGTGATTCACAATCACCTTGCGGCGATCGAGCACGTCCGGAGCTTGCATCGCGACCTGGTCGAGTTCGACCGCGGCCTGCCGGCGCAGATCATCATCGACTGCCATGTAAGAGCCAGCCTCGGGCTCGCATTCGAAGTCTTCCTGGATTTCCATGGGGTCGAGTTTCACCGAGGAGATTATTCCGCCCTGGTCGGTCATAATCCAAGGGATCTCAGCGGCCTGGTTCTGCTGCTGCTCGAGATATGACTTCACGTCGTATTTCTTGGGATCGATGCCTTTGCCCGCGAAGTAATCGCGCATCTGTCCGCCGAAGTATTTCGACGGCACTTCCCAGCTTTTGTCCATGTCGGCCATCTGCTGGTTCATCCAGATTTTCTTCATGCCTAACTGATACAGGTAGAAGTTGCGCGACTCCATCTTGAAGGCGAGCAGCACGTCGGCGGCTTTCGCATTCAGCACGGCGGTGGTGGCGGTCTTTGAAGATTGCGGGCTGTACGTCGTCCCGTCGGTGGTGGTCTGCAGCGAGGGCTCAAACATGCCGATCAATTGCATAATGGCGGCGCCGCGCTCCATCGCGCCCGGAGGCAGGGGCGGAGTGGGAACCGGCTGCAGGGAATTGGGATTGCCTCCGGAGACGCGCACGATGCGGAACATGCCGCGCTCGAGCACGTCGGTATCGAAGTCGAGGCCTGCGGGCGCCAGGTAGGTCACGCGAATCAAGTTGGTGACGTAGTCGAAATTCTGGCAGTGCTGCAGGTTGAACAGCATGAACATGAAGCGCAGCAAGCGGGGCGTCGAATCGCCGATGGCGTCGATCAGATCGGGCAAGGGAACTTCGTCGGTGAAAGCAGTGTCGCCGTAGAAGTTCACCGGGTAGGGCATTTTGCCGAGAACCTTGTCGCGGTAATTCTCGTTGCACCAGGTAATCCACATGCGGCCGTCGTCGTCCTGCTTGTGCTCCTCGAGGATGTCGTATCTCTTGCGCACCCGCAGGTTGCGCGGAAACTGGTACTGGACCTGATCTTGCTTGCCGACTGCGGTGCGGAACAAATCTTTCAGTTCCTGGAACTCGCCTTTGACTACGACCGGCTCGGGATCGAGGCGCATCAGGCCGGCGACGGCTTCGGGATCAAACGCCGGCGTCATCTCACCAGTCTCGGGATCTTTATATTTCACCCCTAACATCTTTTTTAACCACAGGTCGGTTTCGCTGTAGCACTCGGTGACAAAACTGGATTGCCGCAGGGTGCGGGCGAAGGGCTCCCAGTAGACATCGCCGGGGAAGCAGCACTTGATGCGCGGCCCTTCGTATTTCTCGACTACTTGTGGGACCGTGATCTCGGCGCCGGACTTGGCCATGAACTCGTTGACTTCGTCGTCCGACATCGAGGCGCCGTGCTCTTCGACCGACTGCTGGATCTCCGCGTCGGGGGCGTTGCGGAAGCGCATCATTTCGCCGCGGTCGCGAGCCACGATCTTGCCTTCCTTCATGATCGCCTTGCGGAAGACCATGTTGCGCGAGATGAAATCCCAGTAAAGCTTGGAGACGCCGATGCCGAGCGATTCCGCGGCCATCCGCACGCGCACATCTTCGCTGCGTTCTTGGCTGGTATCGTACTGATGCGAGAGCAGCGCCGAGAGCCGGGCCGCGCGAGAGGGATCGGAGCCGCCGCGCACGCGCAAGGTGTAGGGCTGGGCGCTCAAGCGGGCAACGTTCTTGCGGTAGATCAGGTTGGCCAGGCCGGACTCGACGTTGGTGCGGGACTTGTCTTCCTCGTTGGTTTCCTTGCCGGCGCTGTCGAGTTTGCGCAGAGGTTTAGTCCGGCACTTGATCATGCGCCAGGTCTCGACCCACTCGTCCCAGTAGTTGTAGCGGAGCCATTTCTTGCTCTCGTCGCGACGCTGGATGATGTCGGAGACGGTGCCGGAGGATTGGGTAGGTGTGGCCATGAATTAGTAGCTGAAGCCTTTCGCGAGCTGCTGCCGGCGCGGTTCTTTCTTGGGCGGCGCAATATAGATCGGGTTCGACATCTCGAGATAGCGCAGGTTGTCGCACATATGCGCGCGCACCTGGACGGCTTTGCCGCTCGGATCTTTCTGGACGGCCTGGGCGGGCGTCAGCCGTTCGCGGCGCATATTCTTGATCTCGTAGATCAGCTCCGGACACTTGTCGCGGAAGATGTGAATCTGCGAGCGCTTGCGGGGCTTGTCGTCGGAGCCGATGGTGCGCCGCGGCTTCAGTCCAGCGTTGACCATCTCAAAGCCCACGTCGTGATCTTTCTTGGCGTCCTGGAAGAGCGGACAGGTCACGCGCAGCTCCGGCATGCACATGTATTGCTCAAATCTCACTTGGAAGTTGGGCTGCTCCGGGTCGTCGTTGGTGCCTTTGCCGAAGGCGCGGGCCGCGTAGTCGATCACGCGGGCGAAGATGGTCTCATCGAATCGATCGGTGCGGTCGGGCTTGACGACAACGTTCTCCGGGTTTTCCGAGGATTCCATCCACTTCACGGTTTCGACGTAGTCCTTAATTCGAATGGAGGGATCGTCCGGAGGGCAGGGGCCGGATGCGCCCAATAGCCGCGGCCCGTCGTAGCGGAAGCAGGCCTTCGAGGGCCAGAGTTCGCGGTAGTACCAGCGGTCGCCCCAAGGATCGGTCGCGCACCACAGAAACGCATGCGGGACGGAGGGATGGGGATCGAGCGCCATGCGGCGGGTCCAGTTCAAGGGAATCGGAAAGCTGGGTTCGAGTGTCGCTTCGTCGTCCATTTGGTAGATCAGGGAACCGAGTGTGGCTTCGGCCTGGATCTCGAATTCCCGCAGGTAGAGCGCGGGGTCGGTCATCTGCTCGAACTGCTGCAACGCCCACGGTGACAATTCCATTTCGATCGCCGGCACAAAGGTCTTTTTGCCTTTGGCTTTCTCCGGGTCGGCGTCGTAGTGCAACCGCAGGCAGGTGATGCCGTGCTGGTTCTTGTGCACCTGGATGCCGGGGTGGGGATAGGTTGTGTTGGGAACGGTCAAGAGTTAGTCGCCAGACTTACTGGCCATAGAAAGCTTTGTTCTTTCGTCCGGAGGCTGCGGTCTTCGGCAGGTTCTTGCGCGGGGTGCGGGCAAACTCATCGAGCTGCTGTCCGCTCATTTTCAGTAAGCCCTTGTTGCGCGCGTAGAGCTTCTCGGGCGCGTTCTTCGCAATGGCCATTGCGATCTGCTGATCTTTGGAGACGGAAGGCATGTTTAGCTATAACTAAACCCCGAAGTCGCCGTAAAAGGCCGAGTTCGCGCCGGCTCCACGCATGTTGCGAGTCTTCTGCATGGAAATCGTCTGGGCTACGTTTTTGGCGCTCGGCATCACCGGCTTCACGCTCTGATTCAAGCTGGTGGCTACCGGGCGAGGGTGCGCCACGCGGGAAAGGTTCTGATTCAACCCTGGAGCCTTGGGTAGCGCAACTTTAGCCGTCGCCGTCTTCGCGATGCCTTTCGGCAAGGGACGTGAGGCGGTCACGTTCATCGGACGCGTTCCAGCCGGCGCCGGCTGCTTGGTGGAAGTCTTGACCTTGGTGCCCATGGGAGTCGTGTCGGTGCCCTGGTCGGTGAAGGACGAGGTGTCGCCGGGGTTTTCGAACTGGTCGGTGCCCGGACTCCAGACCTGGTTGGGAGGCACGCCGTTCTTCGTGGAAACGTTGTTCGCGTCGGCCGAGCGCGGCGGTTGAGGTGCTTTGAATCGGCGGCTAAGTTGGTTGCGGGATGGTGGCATGGGACTGGCTCCTTGGGTAGATTCGGCGTGCAATCGGGCGAGGTGCGACTTCAGGTGCTTCGGGGTCTTGGGACTCTGCATTGCGGCCAGTCTTCCGGCGGCCAGGTGCTCGCGCTGCTGGGGATCACGGAAGGACATTTCACTCTGAGTGATGATTACTGCCGAGCAGGGCGTCCACGGCGGTGACCAGCTTGTGCCAGGTCTTTAACCTCATACGGACGCAGCCGATGTGGACGAACTCGGCCTCCAATTCCACCTTGATGGGACCGCCTACGGCCAGATCAAAGTGATCGCCTTCTATGTTGGCGGATAGTTCGTGACCGAACATGCACCGGGAAACTCTCGGCTCATTCGGCGCTGACCGGTCGGACCTGGTGTCGTGATACCAACCCATCTAATTCCTCGCTCCACGTCCCAGTACGATCTGATATCCGCCCATCTTGAACACTTCGTGCTCGACGAGGGAGTGTCCGCCCAGTTCAAACCAGCCGAGGAAGTCTTCCATCGAGAAGGACCATTGATGTTCGCCGCGGCTTAAGTCATCGGTCAGATCACCGTCGAGCGGATGTGAGATCACGCAAGCTTTTGCCAGTGGTAGCCAGCCGGAGATTAGCTCTGAGGGGGTTTCGATGTGCTCCAGGAATTCACAGAGCACGATAACGTCGCAGGATTCCGGCTGTAGCGAGCACCAGTTGATTTTCGCGAAGGGCCAGCGCTCGGAGGCGATTGCGGCAGCATTGATATTGCATTCGACTCCGTAGACATTCTGGTCGGACGAGAACGGACCACTGATGTCGAGGGTTCCGCAGCCGAGTTCGACGATGCGCAGACCTTTACGTCCGCCGATGGCGTCCTTGACCATGTTCCTTGCTTGTTCGATGCGGAAGGAGTGAACCGAGTCAGACTCGTAGACACGCGGCTGGATGGCGGAGTGCACGGCGATGCCGTCTTGGATGGAGCGTTGGCGGAGGGCTTTCATGCGATGGCCATCTTTGCAGCGACGGCGCGGCGGATGCCTTCTTCCAGGTCGATCTTGGGGTGCCAGCCGAAGTTCTGCAGCACATCCTTGCCCGAAAAAGCGGAATTCGCAACCCGACGACCAGAGGAAGCCGGCTTACTGCTGTCGCAGCCTATGAGAGGGAAATATCCAACCTCTGCGGCAATCATCCGCGCGACGGTTCGGAGTGTGGCGCCCACAGCGGTTCCGACTTCGATCGGGTTCGCGCTGGGCGGAACTTTGTCGATGGCAAACAGGATCGCGTCGGTCAAATCGTTAACGTGGATCCAGTCTCGCAGCTGGTCGCCGCTGCCCCACACCGTGAGCGGATCTTCTTTGCGCAGTGCTCGCTCCAGGATCGCGCGGAAGGGATACTCTTCGGTCTGATCTTCGCCGTAGCCGGAGAAGGGTTTCAACACGATAACGGGCACGCCTTTCTTGTGTAGCGTCTGGGCCATCTGTTCCAAAGCGAGCTTGGTGAAGGCGTAGGGGTCCGTCTTCCAGCTGTCGGTAGCGCAGCTGCTCATCAGGACCGCGCACTTGGTGGGCGGATTCTTTTCCAGCCACTTACAGAATTCCAGATCGAGCGCGATGTCGTCGAACATCTCCATACCGCCCTTCATGCGGGCGTCGACGTTGATGATGTTGGCGGCCAGGTGGACGACCAGGTCGAAGGGTACGTGCTCAAAAAGATAGGAGCAGTTCTCTGTAAACCAATCGAACGTGGCAGCCGGTCCCGACGACAAAGGGCCGCGGGGATCGACGCATACGATGTCATCGTAGCCGGACGCTCTAAGCTTTGGGACGAGATGCCTGCCCACAAAACCCGCTGAACCTGTGACCAACGCTCTCATCGAATCGGAGTTTTCTCTGCCGCCGGAGTTACCGGTGGGACTGAAGGGAGAGCCGCTGCCTTAATTGGCGCAGACGGCTTTTCGGTTAAGGTGAAATTCGCCCGATCGAAGTTGTACTTGTCTTTCGAGACACCGTTGGCTGCGTAGACCGCATCGAGTGCGGCGTCGACCTTGGCTTCGGCCTCTGGCTTTTTCGCCACATCTTCCTTGTAGCGCGGATTCAGTATGTCCGCCGTCTTCTGCAAAGCTTGGAACTGCTGCGTGATGTCGGCCATATCGTTCTTCACCAGGTCCAGCTCGTGTTCAGCTTTGAGGATGGCGTTCACGGATTCGACTGAGGCCGGCTTGGATGGCGCAGACTTCACTGGAGCCGGGGCAACCTGGGCGAAGGTGATGGAAGAGAGGCCGAGTGCGACGATAATGCAAAGTTTTCTCATAGAGTTTGTCCTTTAGGCGGCTTTTGCGCCGATTTCCTTCAGTGCTTCGATCATAGTCTGGCAGCGCAGTTCGAGACGATGGTGGTTGTGAATGAAATCGGATCGTATCGCGCTCATCGTGAATTCGGATGGGTTTGGCTGGAAGCCTTTCTTGTGTGTAATCACTATCGCCGCACATTCCGCAGCCGTCGAGTACGTCTCAACCGGTAATCCTTCCAGGTTCTTCATGTGCTCGATCTTCGGCGTCAGTACCGGTGTCCCACACGCCAGCACTTCATAAATCTTCGTTACCGCAAGTTGGCTCAGTGTCGGCAGGTTCACAAAGACTTTGATCTTGCGGATGTTCTCGGCGTAGAGTTCCGCCGTTTTGCGCGGGTTCACGCCGTCAATCTCCAACACTTGCACATTGCCGGTCACGAGGTCCACGCCTTGCGCTCGTAGTTCTTTCAGGAAGGCTTGGCGCTTGGGGTAGAGCAGCCCGATGAAGGCAGCGTCGATCGTCTTCGGGGGCGCCCCACATTGGCGAGGTTTGAATATTTCGGTATCTACTCCGAACGGCAGATAGCGAAACCCGTACTTCTCGTCCTGGATGCCGGGGCAGAAGACGATGTCGGCCGAGCCCTTGATGGCGTCGACGTCCAGCTTGCCGTAGTCCTCGCGCTCGACGGTTTCGTGCATCCAGGCCACGCGCGGGACGAGCTCGTCGATTCCAGAGGGAAATTCCGGCTTGATATGTTCGGGGCCGGAAATAATGATCGCGTCGACAGCGTCGCCGCTAATGTCGAATTTGTTCGCGGCCTTCGACGTGTCAACCGGGCAGCTAACCACTTCGTGCCCCATCCGCTTCAGCGTATTCACCAGGCCGTAGCTGCAGCACCAGGCCGAGAACAGGGAAGCAGGGAAGAAGACGGCCAGTTTCACGCTTCCACTCCCTTAGTGAACGGAGCATAGGCCACCACTTCGAGCAGGGCCAGTTGATCCCCGATGCGTGCGTACACTGAGATTGCAGAACCGCTTCCGCGCAACAAAGGAACCACCAGCCGTGCGCCTTCCTTCAATTGCCAGCCCCAGCTCGCGGCGATCGCGTGCGCGCCGAAGGTGACCAGCACACCATCGAACTGTTCTTCGGTGTCGTACTCGTAGCCGTTGGCCACGACCAGGGCGACATGGGACGGCAGTTTCTCTTCCAGTGCTCGATTGAGACAAACGTCGATCGAGACCAAACTCCTGCAGCGCTCCGCGAGAATCGCCGCCTGATAGCCGGAGCCCGTGCCGATTTCTAAAATATCTTTCAGCTTCGCTGCTTCCGGGTTTTCGCCCAGCACCAGGTTCGCGAGCAGCATGGCCATCTCTTCCGTGGGCACAGTGCACAGATCATTGATGGGCACGGGGAAGGGAGGGTTGGAGCCGTCGGGAGTATATTGGCGCCGGTCGATCATGGAAGAATTGTGGCGCTTACGGGTTTGTGTCCGCCCAGTTTCCGGGATCCGTGCCCGGTCCGGTCTGCGGTGAAGCCGCGCCGATCCGCTGAGTATGAAGTAAGTCTACTCATACCAGCCCCTTGCACTGCCTCGAGAACCAGCCCACTTCGTCGGTCGAGCCGCAAATGATCTGTGCCACCACTGGCCGCGCCGCGTTGAAAGCCTGCTCGGCTTCCGGCAGAAAGGAACTCTCGTCCTGCATGTAGCCGTGGGGATGGAACATGCGGATCTGATCTTCGCCCGAGGCGATCGCTTTGAAACGTCCGCCCGATTTCCACTGCAACTCTAAATCGTTGTCGACTACCAGCGGGTTGCGCCGCTTCATCCAGGCCGGCTGGTTGCGCCAGAGGATGCGGGCGTAGTTCACCAGCTCCGCGCCTTTGGATTCCTTGCCCGACTGCGCTACCCAGAATACATTCAAGAACTGGCACATCCAGGTGATCAGTCCGACCGCGGTCCAGGAGAACATCATTTCTCGAGTCTTCAGTACGAAGAGCACGTTCGAGGCGTTGGCATCGAGGCATTGCTCGAAGAGAATGTAGTCGACCAGCACCCGGATGTACTCGTCGCGCGGGAAGGGGGCGAGAAACTCCGTGCCCTTGGCCAGCGAGTGATGGTCCTCGGTGAAAGTGTGCGAGGTCAGCCACAGTAAGGGTCCGGCTTCCCAGCATGCAACGGGTTTGGCGACTTGGCTCCACAGTTCGTATTGTTCGCGCCGTTCGAGAAGCTGGGTCAGCTCGCGCTGGCTGTTAGGGTCGAGCCTCGCGACCAGCTGCGAGAATTGCTTGGCCGAGTAGTTGCGTAATGCGGGCATCGTCCCGCTCTGGGTCATACGGAGTTGTGTCCTCGAATTCGACGCGATCGGTGAAAAGCTTCAAGTGGCGCCCCAGCCGTTCCAGGTTTTCGCCGCGATCGGCCAGGCGGATCTTCGAGACGGTGATGCGGCGTTTCAGTACCTGCGGCGCCGGCGTTTCCTCGTCGGTGCCCTTCGTCTCACTTGCGGCGCCTTTCGTCTCAGCTTCAGCCCCGCCGATTCCGCCATTGGGAATGATCGTCTCGGTCGACTGCACGTCGATCCCCTTGAGTGCCATCGCGCTTACCTCATCCATCTCGGTGATGGCTTTGAGGGATCCGTTGTCGTTGAACATCTGCCGCGGATCGTAGAAGGCCAGCTGGGCCAGGCCGCGGAGCACTCGTTTAGCGTCGATTTCCAGGTCAATCAGGCGCTTCGAGGTGAGCCGTTCGATTTCTGAGCGGACCTTAACATTCCTGTACAGGCGGGAACCCGCCTGGGAGGCCGAGGAAGCCGCGTAACCTGCTGCAATAGCAGCTCTTGTGGCGTTGCAATCACGCAGATACTCGCGAACAAAAACTTGCGCCTTTCCCTTCAAATCTGAACTTATTTCTGTCATTTTTGTGAAGGTGCTACGCGGCGGAATGGAGCGGATGAGCCGAAAGCCGTGCTGGGCGCGGTGTTTGGAGCGGTTCGAGGCTTAACACTTATGAACATAGTCAAAGCCTGTTTTTGCCCCCAAAATGCTTGTAAGTCGTTGATGTTTCTCATCGGACGATATGAAACAAGTTTGCTTATGCGCTGGCGCGCGTTTTTGCGTGTCGCCAGCGGGTGGTGCGGCTTGGTCCTTTGCGCGGATCGATCTTGCGTCCAGGCAGCCGGCCTTCGGCGCGAGCCAGGGCGAGGCCTGCCTTGGTGCGCTCGGCTATTACGTTGCGCTCAAATTCTGCAAAGACGGCCAGCATGCCGAACATTGCCCGGCCGCCGGAGGTTGTGAGGTCGAAGCCATCCTTGAGACAGATGAAGGCGATCCGGGCTTCATCCAGTTCTGCGATTAGGTTGTGGAGATCCCGAACCGATCGGCCGAAGCGATCGAGACGCCAGACTAAGACGCCCTCGATATCACGCAGCCCCTTCGCCGCATCGCGCATCAACTTCTGCAGCTGCGGGCGTTTGGTGTTTTTGCCGCTCAGCCGCTCGACGTACTCGCTGGTGACGATGTGCTTGTTCGCCTGGCACCACTCGCGCAATTCGCGGAGCTGCACTTCGGGATTCTGTTCTTTCGTGAGCAGGTCCGCGGGAATGTTGCGTTGAGGCTTGGAGACGCGGGCGTAAAGGGCTAGTTTCATGCGGCCAGCGCCGCGGACTGCGCCAGGAGTAAACGTTCGCCGCGCTTCCTCTGCGGTTTTGGCCTGCCCCGCATCGGACTGCGCTCGCGCTTCCAGCGTTCCAGCCAGAAGCCGGCCGTGTCCACTACCTTGTCGGGATCGGCAAACTCCCGGCTCTCGGCCAGCAGTTGGAGTGTTTTCTCGCGCGCCAGGCGGAAGTCCTCCCGCTCTTGTCTTTGCCGCTCGCGGGAGTTCATCGCAGGAGTCCCCATACCATAGGAACCAGGGCTCGCACGCCTTCCCAGCACACGCCGGTGATGATGGCAATCAAAGTGGTGTAGCCGACGCGATAACGGCCGATGCGCTGATTTTGATCCGCGATGACCGCGTCTTTCCGCAGGCTAGAGGCTTCTAGCATCCGGATCTTCGACCAGGCTTCATTCAGGGAGCGCAGCAACTCCGGAGCTTCGGCTCGCGTGTACTGCTTGGAGCGGTCCACCTGGTTATAGGTTCCGGGATAGGTTCCGATCAGTTTGGGGTCGGGGATCGTCATTTACTGTAAGGTCCGCCGATCTGGTATCCGTCGAAAATCACCAAAACCAGTAGCCGCGTCATCTCCGGGCTCAGCGTCTTCGAAGAGGAAGCCCGCACCTGGTCCATCTGTAGAACCAGGTCCACGATGCTGTGGAATTGCTGCAGGAAGTCGCCGTTGAACTTGTCGGAAAAAGACACGCATGAATCAGGCAGCAATTTCGGAAGAGTTTTCAGCGATCAAGCCGAGTGCGTGGAGCCCGACCTGGAAGAGTTCACAGTTCCAGTAGATTCCAAGTTTTACTCGGGGCCAGCCGTCGCGATCATGCACGCCTAGTTTTTCGTAGATGCGCGACAACATATTTTTTACCGATTGCGTCCGCCTGCCACTTGTTTCAGCGATATCCGACGCGGCCCATCCTTGCGCCACCATCGAGGCGACGGAGGTCTCCAGCGGAGTCAGCCGCGAAGGGTCAACGCGTCCACCACAGTGCGGGCAATGTTCCGGATACATAAAATCAGGCTGAGGCAAACACTTCAGGGTCGAACGAACGGGCAAAGGCGCGGGCACGGACGATCAGGCAGGCACGTTCCTGCAGGGTGACAAAGTTTTTGATGGGATCGTCGAACTGGGTGCCGGAGACTTCGAGCGGGGGGAGGGCGTTGCCGAGGGTAAGCTTGGTGAGTTCTTCAGGGCCGGCCGGTTCCAGGGTTTGGCCGGAGTAGAGGAAGGCGCGGCAGAGGATACCGCGGGTGTGATCGTTGGAGTCTACCCAGTCGGCACGGCCGGCTTCAACTTCAGCCATACCGTAGCTTTCGCTTTTGCGCTGAATGGGCGGATCGATAGCGGGGTTTGACCCGCGAGCAAACACAGGAATTCTCATGGAGGGGGTAACGCAATTGGCTACGCAGTATGGGCGGCGCGCGGCGCTGAAACAAGCAACGGATCTAGCCTAGCAGTCGAGTGCGACTCTATTGAGTCTGGGGTGGGATTGCAGGTTACGTTAGTGCCCTGGACTTCTGCGTGTTGAAAGGAAATGATTTACTTGCTATGGCAATTCTTCTCTCCCCCTACGAGCACGAGCTGCACTGGAGCGGGAACCGGTGCGCGAAGGACTGCCCGGCCTGCCGATGGGTAAGGGAATGGGAAGTTGCAGTGGTTACGTCGGTGCTTGGGGTAGAGCTGGTCGAGGCCTGAGTTTAAGCCGTTGCCGCGCGGGCCGGAGTCGTGGTTGGCGACGGGGAGTTCCGGCCCGCAAACAGAACAATCAGCTCACTTTAGGACATACTACTCCCCCTCCAGCTACTGTGCGCGCGGTGGTGGCCTAGCCAACAAGGTGGTTTAAGCCGCGATGGTCGCCCAGTCCGGGCTGACTCCGCACTCCGTCATCCAGTTTTCAAGAGTGAATCCGCCGCCGTTCGCTCCGCCGCTGCCGGCATTCGGCCCGCGGATGTTCTGCTGCACGATTGCCGTGCCCAGCCCTTCGACAATGCCAAACAGATAGTGCTTGTCCGCGCGGGTGACGGCGCGTTTGGCGTAGCCGTTGAAGGTGTTGGTGAGAATGGAGAGGGGGACGTTGAGGGTTGTGGGAAGTTTTCCTTGGGCTTGCTCTTTCTGGGTAGCTTGCTCCATTGGTGCCTCCTGGGGAGTGCTGAACGTTGCTGGGTAAGCGTAGTCCTTGCACCGGGGGTGGTGCAAGTTTGTATGTTGGCATGTTGACGCTTACTGACGCATGGTGCGCTCGATCTCGGTCAGCACTTGGGCGAGGGTCTGAATTTCTTTGACGCAGTGCTCGCAGATCTCGGAGGATTGTTCGAGCAGTTCCACTTTCAGCATGCACACTTGGAGCTTCTGGCGGAGCTGGTCGATCAGATGCTCGGATTCGATCAGGGTGCGGGGCATCGGGCTCCCATGATCTACGTTTCGGAGGCTTTGGGGAAGAGCATTCCGGGTCCCTGCCCGGCAGTCAGTGGGATCGTAAAATGTGCCAGTTCGTTACTCAGTTCTCCTTCTTCTGCTCGGCGCGAGCCCTGAGGAATTGCACCTGAGCCTCATCGTCGCCCCAATCGGCGGCGCAATCCTTGGAGCAGAAAAAGGTGTAATTACCGCTGTTGGGGATCTTGCGATCACATTCGAGGCAATGGCTCAATCCGTAACGCGGCGGAGCAGCAGCTTTGTTAGGCGACTTTTTGGGGGCCGCGTTCATGAGTTCGCCTTTTCCTCCTTCTGTTTCGCCCAGCGTGCTTGAGCCGCGAGTCCAAGCAAACCGGTCGCCATGAGTGCCCATGTTCCCGGTTCCGGCACCGGTTCCAGGATGAACGCTTGTGTAGCGGCCCCGCCACCGGCGTAGGAGACGGTGATCGTGGCGGGATAGTCTTGGGTGGTCAGGGGAAGGAGAAAGATCGCTCCGCCGTAGTTCATATACTCCTGGCCGCTGCCGGAGAAGGTCTGACCGTCGAAGGAAAGAGAGAAGGTATACACCTCCCCGCGAGTCCAGCTGGCAGGGGCACTCCACTCCAGCTCGATAGCACCTTGCTCCCCTGGCTGTGGACCAGGAGCAGATTCTTGGACCAGCGTAGAGGGGGTTAACGGGACCGAGTTGTAGCTGTAGGGTGGGTTCACGTCCCAGATGGTGATGGTGTTGACGCTGTCCGCGAAAACCGGAGAGACGGCGAGCAACAGAGAGGCGACGAGTAGCGAGAGTTTCATGGTGTTTCCCCTTTTTCTGCAGAGAAGTTTCACGGCAGCAAGACCTCTTGTCGTCGCCAGCGCCGAGCCAAAGCGAACGCGCCGAAAGCAGCGAGACTGAGCGCAAGAGGCGAGTCGCCATCAGGAACTTGCCTGACGGTGCTTCCCTCTTGGATGGTGCCGCCAGTGGGGCCTTGGTAACCAGCCCAAGTGGCTCCGTAAGCGTTGGTGCAGGCTTGAGTCCTACAGGCGTAGAAGGCGAACCCCAGAGTGTTTGTTCCGGGCACGATTACGTTGGGCGCATTGGCTGTGACATCGTAATAGAGGTCTATCTCGTCGGTCGGAAGTAGAACCTCTTGCCCCCCTGAGTTGAGGTTTACTACGTTGTTGAACATGCCCAGATAGAAGGCATTACCAGGGACAGGTGTGAGCGGCGCGAGGAAGCCTGACGAACTGAAACTCATAGTGCCTGGCACGACAGTTCCAGCGCCATCAGGGTTGTTGATGAACGCAAAACTTACATCGATTGTCTCTGAGCAGTTCAACTTACAGGTTGTGGGTGCGGTGATGGTAGCCCAAGCGTTTACGTCCAGTTCGATGCTGTCCGCCAAAACAGGGGCGGAGCAGAGGATAGAGAGAAGCAGACCAGCAACTGTGTATCGCACGGTGTCACTCCTTGGGGGGAGTTTTCTTTTGTTTGGCCCAGCGTGCCTGAGCCGCCTTGCGAGCTGAATCGGCGCGTTGCTTCTTGGTGAGCGCCTTCGCACGTCCAAAGCCGCCAGACCGTGCAATCCGTTGCTTGTACTGCTCAACAGTTTCAGCCACGCGAGGACGCTAACACAATTATGCGTGCTGCGCAAGAATTATCTTGACTGCGTGCTTAGTACGTAATAAATTGTTTACATGAGGACGGAAGGCAAGGCGATGACACCTGAGGAGCACTTGCTGGTCTTGAGTCTGCATGTCAAGCAGGCGCAGTTCAACAAAATCCTGCTCGACATCCTTAAGAGTCGCGGGATTGTGACTGCCGACGACGTGCGGGCTTTTGAGTTTGCTGCGAGCGTAGATGTCGCTTCCAATTCCGCCTTACTTCAGCAAGTGAGGGAACGCTATCTTCGGCTTGCGAAAGGGTTGGGGGTTGACCTAGAAAGTCCATCACCACTCGCAGACGATCTCGATTCGAAAGTCTAGTGGGCTTCATGTTCATCAGTTTACACGGAGGGCAAGATGATCACGGAACAAGCGAACGACGCCGAGACCAAGGTCACCCTGCAATGCAACGAATGCGGCAAGAAGCGGAAACTTTCGCCCGACGGGAATTACAACGATCGCTGCCCCAAGTGCGGCGGCGTTGACTGGGACGTCCTCTAAAAACAAACGGGCCGCAAGTCGGTTGCCGCCGGCAAACGGCCCTAACCACAAACCAGTCTGAAAGGAGACTGACTCATGGCTCACAGCAATCTACCAGTTTTTTCCACCCCAGGTCCCTGGAAAGTTTCACAAAGCGGTTACGCCAACGCGCCGTTCGTCGTGTTCGCCGGCGACCGCGCCCCCAACTACACCAGCAACTTTCCTCTCTCTGGCGTCAATGCCATCGCTGAAATCTTTCACGACGAGAGTCCGGCTCACGAAGAGCAAGCCGCCAATGCCCGCCTGATCGCCACTGCGCCGGAGATGTTCGTCGCACTCGCGAAATTGGTTTGTCCTGAATGCGATCACGAACTCCAACACCACGCCGATAAATATGGCTGCGAGGTCGAGCGCGGCGACCGCGAAGGCTATGAAGGCGAACCGGCTCAGGCGATGGGGCCGTGCGGATGCAGCACCGACGATCTGAGCGACTACCCAGATTTCGTTCGAGCAATCGAGGCGTTCCGCAAAGCCAAGGGGGTGAGCCGTGCATAACGCTGATCCCATCATCCTTCGCGAACTCGACCGCTCCCTCGCCGCCCACTTGGCCATTGTGAGAGCCATCGTGCACTTGAACTTCAACGAGTCCGACCAGGCGCTCGACGTTTTAATCGGCGCACTCAGCGACTACAACTTCGAATCTCAAAAGGAGATTACCTATGGCAACCGCTCAGCAGCCGCTTGATTTAGAGGTTGCGTTTCTTCTCGATCTCGGTTTGCCGTTTGCGGGCTTGGGTCAGGAGTTTGGAGGCGTCGTCGCGAAGGGCCTTGGTCTTGGCGCGTTCTGCGGACCAGCGGGCTTCGACGGCCTTGCGGGCCGCTTCAATCCGTTCTTCTGGGGTGCGGTTCTGCGCGGTGGCCTTGCCACCTTTTTTGCCGAACTTAGCAAAGTATTCGCGAATTTCAGCCTTGGTTGCCATCAAAAGGACATTAACACGTTCGCAGCGGGTGCGCAAGAATTATCTTGACATACGCATAGGGTGCGTATAAATTAATTGCATGGAGATCGACAAGGAACTAGCCAACCACATCATGATGACGCTGATCAGCTTCGAGATCGAGAACGCGATGCTGAAAACGTTTCTTTCCAAAGGAGACGCAACCCGGATCGAAAAAAGGATAGCGAACGCGAAAACTGATCTCGCGATGATTCAGGATGTTCTGCGAGTTCTTGCTCCAATACACGCTGAACTGAAAGACGCAGACGCTCCCGAGCAGCTAGCGAAAAAATACGTGGAGATGCTAAGACATCTCCCTCCCACTGATGATGTGAATTGATCTCAGTCATGCCGCGATTCTAGCAGTAGCAGTAACCACAACGGGGCTTGTGGGTGTTCGACGCACCCGCAAGCCCCTAACCACAAATCAGAAAGGACGACTGACTTATGGCTGCACAGACTCTACCAGTTAGCTCCGAGATTCAACCACAAGATGTACACCATCTCGCCTTGCGTCCGCCCGAGCCCGCCCAGCTCGCCATGCCGCGGGCGCCGGAGATCGTTCTCCAGGAAGCCGCGAAGGCCGCCCAGGCACTCCGCGAAGTGATCGAGCGCAAGCCCAACAAGTGCGTCATCAACGGCAAGACCTTCCTGCAATTTGAGGATTGGCAAACCCTGGGCCGCTTCTACGGAGTAACAGTTGCTGCCCGCGCAACTTCCTACATCGAGCAGGGAAGAGTGCGCGGCTACGAATGCCACGCCGAAGCGATCCGCGCCGACGGCCAGGTCATCTCGGCCGCACAAGCGATGTGTATGGACGATGAGTCGAAGTGGAGCGACAAGCCGTTGTTTCAGTTGCGCTCCATGGCTCAGACCAGGGCTCAAGCCAAGGCATTGCGCAACGTTCTCGCCTGGGTTGTGGTGATGGCCGGCTACGCGCCAACGCCGGCCGAAGAGGTGGACGGGAACGGAAGGAGTGCGGCGGTTCAGAGCGGCGGACACCTTCCCCGAGAGCGCGTCGAAGTGATGCTCACCCATATCCGCACCGCTTCCTCTCTCGAACAACTTCGGAAGGTTTATATGTACGCCTACCGGGAAGCCGACCAGGCGAAGGACCGCTCCGCGCAAGCCGCTTACATCGTGGCCAAGGACGCGAGAAAGCGAGAGGTCCAATGACCGCTCTAGAACTCGCCAATCTCGAGCAGGGAAGCGAACTCTGGCTGCAAGCCCGTGTCGGCCTGGTCACCGCCTCAAGAGCCGCCGACGTGATCGCCTGTTACAAGTCCGGGCCGAAGAAAGGGCAGGAAACTGCCGCGCGCCGGGATTACCGCTGCGAACTGATCTGCGAGATCCTCACCGGCCAGCCCTATCCGCAGTACGTGAGTCACGAAATGCAGTGGGGCCGGGATCAGGAGACATTCGCCCGCGCCGCTTACGAGCTGCAGCTCGACGTCCTGGTCGAGACTTGCGGCTTCGTCCTGCATCCCCGCGTCGCCAGATTCGGAGCGAGTCCCGATGGCCTGGTCGGCGACGATGGTTTGATTCAGATCAAATGCCCGAACACGTCGACCCACTTAGGCTGGATGCTCGCCGGCGTGGTTCCGGTCGAGCACGCTCCGCAGATGTTGGCGGAGATGAGTTGCACGGGGCGCGCCTGGTGTGACTTTGTTTCGTTCGATCCGCGCTTGCCCGAACACCTGCAACTTTTTGTCCGCCGGTTCGCAAGAGATGAGCAATTTATTGCCACGCTGGAAGCAGAGGTTGTACATTTCAACGCCGAGATCGAGGACGTGCTCCGAGTGTTGCCCCAGGCGCCGCAACCAATTGCGACGCTCCTGGAGATGCCATGTCCGGACGAGGTGCAATTCTGATGGAACTGCTTCTTTGCACGGATTGCGAATCGCCCCACTTCCTTGTGAGGTGGGACCAAGTGAATCACGTCTGGTTGGTGTGCTGCGAAGGTTACGGCGCGATCTACAACCTAATCCCGACGGGCATGGCCGAACTGCGCATGAAGGGAATCGACCAATCATGAAGAAAATCGCCGAAAGGAAAAGCCGTCTTTCATTCATTACCAACCAAGTGGCCCGCTATAAAGGCCGGGAACGGGAGATCGTCATCGAAGTTTTCCCCGAGCACGCCGCCGTCCGCTTGCTCGGCACCCGGACCAGGTACGAAGTCTCCTGGCGTGGAGTGTTTGACCTGGCTGCGGAGATCTACGCGCGGCGAGAGAAGGAACGCCGGAAGACAGAACGGAAGATCAGGAGGGCAGCATGAGCGAAGCAAAGCCCAAAGAGTGGAAAGCTGAACTAGCCAACGATAAGTCCTGCTACGTAATTCGCGATGCTCACGACTGGACCGTTGCCGAAGTATGGCACGAAGCCAGCGCCCGTCTGATCGCCGCCGCGCCGGAACTGCTCGAAGCCTGCGAGGAAGCGCAAAAGGAATTACTGGGAGTGAGCAGCTACTTGGAAACCTGCGAGCCGGAGATCATCGTACAGAATCTGGACAGCCTGGTGGCGAGCCTGCAGGCCAAACTCGCAATCGTGGAATACGCCATCCGCAAAGCGAAGGGAGAGTAAATTGCGCCGCCGCCCCATCCCGCGATCCGCCTACCACTGGCACCCGGAACCAAAGGGAGCAAGCCTGGAATGAAACTATGGCTGGCCACTTCGGAACCCGACACAACAGAACGCCAGTCTGCAAGGTTTGCGGACAAGGGCCGAAATACAGGTCCGGATTCTGCCGCCAGCACTATTTCGAGGCTCTACGGGAGCGCCGAGCGAAAAAGCTTCGTATACGGGCAAGCAAATGCGCGCACTGCGGCAATCTGATCGAATCCCCGTCGCAGTGGAAGTCGTTTTGCTCCCGGCGCTGCGTCCAGGACGCTAGGAACGCTCGGGAGCGCAAGCTCCCGACGCGCGCCATCGCCACTTGCAAGCGTTGCGGAACCGACTTCGTTCCGAACACACCGTGGCAGCAGTTTTGTAGCGAAGCGTGCGTCGGCAAAGCCCGAAATGCCCGGCTGTACACCAAGGGACGCCGCGTAGAAAAACGCATCGAAGGGAACTGCGCATCCTGCGGAGCCCCCTTTACCCAGCCGCGCCGCTTCTACGTGAAGCGGTTCAACATGCGCCAGCCGAAATTCTGCTCCCTTCAATGTGCCTACCGGGAACGACGTGGAGATAAGAGCCCTAAATTTCGCGGTTGCGCGGTCTCTTATCGCGGCGTTGGCTGGGTGCACACCGCCGAAATCATCCGAGCGCGCGACGAGTATCTCTGCGGAATCTGCCGCGAATTACCGGACAAAACAAAGCACCACGTGGATCACGTGATTCCTTTTCGACTGATGAAGTTGTGGGGGCTCGACCCGAATCACTATGACAATCTCCAAACCCTTTGCAACTCATGTCACAGCACGAAGCACCACGTCGAAGACCGACTCCTAAAAGGGGATTTGCTTGGCTTTCTGTGCGGCCTGGTTGCGATGAACTACCCGATTGGAAGAATTAGAGCAGCTTGCGCAGTGGCGGAGCTTACGACGAAGGGGCTTCCTAATGTGGCGTAGCTTCAGGAAGGACGGGAAGGACTGGAACGGGGCGGCGCATTGGGTGTGCAATTCGAGGAAGGGTTGAGTTCGAGCGCGATTCCGCCGCAATCCGGCAACGGGCAGCCGAGCGAACCATCTCCATCAACATCGGGCTCGCAATCTCCGAGACGCGAAACGGTTCCGCAGGATTGGCACTTCATGGGGACATCTTCGATGCCGATTTTGCAGAGCCAACTCATTTCGATTGCTCCACCTGGTACGGAGTGTAGTCAGGGTTGCCCTCGTTGAGACGGTTCAGGAAGGCCAGTTCTTGCTTTATGCTTTCCTGCTGCGCAGCCACGCCTGAGCTGTTCGCGAAGTTCCCCAATGCGAGACCGAGCCGAAAAATCAGCCGTTCGTAGTCTTCCCGGCTCATCCTGAGTACCACCTGCCCGTTCTCTTTGGAGTAGCTCATTATCTCCTCACTATCGGATCAAAGCAGCCGGCCTCGATCAAAGTGAAAAACATAGCGCTCAGCACGAGGACGAGAAACAGCACTGAGCCAGCGAGCAGTCGCAAGTCTTTTCTCGTCATGGCCAGCGATCCTCCTCGCGAATCTCGTGCGCTGCCTGATCGACCTGGTGAATGGTTTCTAACCACCAGTCGTCCGCCCGGATCCGGCCTGCCTCTATGCCTTCGTTGAATCCGTCATGCCGCCCCCGCTTGTATCCGCCGCGAAACTTCAGCAGTAAAACAACGATCACGACCTGGAGCAGCGCGACGCCGCCGAATCCGATGTCGCCGAGCCAGCGGTTCATGCCGTGACCTTCCTTTCACACCGGCACGTTCTTCCCGCGCCGGTCGGTTCCTCGCACTCCGAATCGCCTCGGTGCGCGTGTCCGCAATCGGGACAGAAATCCAGTCTGGTGCGGGTTCGCGGTCCGAGCTGCCCGGTAGCAGTTTGTGGCATCTTGTCGCGGTAGTCCGCCAGCTTCCTCCACTCGTCGCCGCGGGAATCCATGCGTGCCGCTTCCGCCAACTCTCTCAGCATTGCCGCGAAGTCGGACGCATCATTCAAACGCGCGCCGCTTTCGAATCTCAGTTCGTGCACCCGGTCGGCGATGAAGTGCAGGAACACGGTCAGCTCTTGCGGTCCGCAGCGGCGGTATTCGGCGATCAGTTCACGGGCGGTCATGCGGTTTTCTCCAGTCTGAACGGCGTCACGCAACGGCACTTCATACACTCCACCACGATGTAATTGGCATAGGCTTCGACGCAGCTCGACTGGGGAAATTCGTGAGTGCAGTGCATGCAGCGCAGCACGCCTCCGCTACAGCGACAATTCGAGGGATGCGAAACTGCGCAATCAGCCAACGTGAAAAGTCTTTTCTTTTGAACCGTCATGACGCGTCCTCCCGCTCGTGACAAATGAATTGAACGTTCAGCTCTGCAAATTGCGCCCGCATCATCGCGAAGAAGGTCTCGACGATCAGGTCATAATCCTCGCGGCTGAAATCAAATCCAGCTTCCGGGTGATCGAGTTGCAGTTGCGCCACAATTTCGTCCGGGAAAATATGGCCGCATCCTGCCGGATCGATGTAGCAGCCGGGCTCGATCCTCGTCCAGGTGGAATCGCGCTTCGCCGGGTCGTAACTCATGACGCCAACTCCGCCACAAGTTCGGCCTTCACTTCCTCGAATCGCTTGCGGTCACAGAATATGAATCCGCCGACGAGCTCGTCCGCGAGAATCTTGGCGCAGATATCCTCGCCGACTCCGATTGTCAGTCGCGTGCCCTGTTTGACCTTGCGCGCCTCGATGATGTTCGACAGCGGAGCCAGCTTAAAATTCTTGTCGTCTCGCTCCATCATCCGGCTAAAAACATCCATCGCCCCGACTGTTTTCATGAC